CTTACACGTTACAATTGTCCCAATCATCTGCTACTCCTTTTAGCAATGGTTTCTTTGTAATACGCATTATAAACCCTCCTCTTACAAACAATTCAACTTATAGTTCTAATGTAGATGTGGCCATATTTATGTCTGGCGGCGAAGATTTTCAAGTAGCTCGACCAACACAATTATGGACAAATTATGTATATACCCCTGGAATAAGTCTTACGAAGAATAAGAAGGAAATCCCAGTTGTACAAGGTAAAACGACCTTACAAGAAGAATTCACCATGACTTTCAAACCACTTTCTGATGCTCATCAGTCCGTTACTGAAGGTCTATTACAAGGTGAGGAAATTGTGAGTTGGACAGAATTGTTTCATCGCTATTCATTGATCCAAAATATTACTGATTCCGCATCGACTATTATGAATTTTTCATTTAATCCTTGGACCCCATACAACTATGGTTACCCAAATACTCTTTTTAATGTATTTATGCACTCATTCATGTTCCAGAGAGGGAATTTCCGATATAAAGCATTGTCTCAAGATTCCGATTATATGTGTGCAATGAGTTTAAGTAATTATGTAGTCACCCCTGAAGGTCCAGCTGAAGATGATTCCCACACTTGGGCTGATCGTCAAGGTATGACCTGGCAATTGGCCACCTTTCGTGGTGCTACTGAAGCTGAGATCCCTTTTTATGGTGTCTTTCCTTTTGCTTGTACACAATTCAACACACTTGAATTATATGAGTTACCCTGTGTTAACTTTACTACTTACCAACGTGATGGTGTTGCATTTGCTCATAACTATAATCTATTCATTGGTACTGGTGATAATTTTTCAGTTGGACAACCTAGTCCTCCTGGATACTTTGAATACGTGACTCCTCTTTTGAGGAAACGTGTCAAAGGATTTAAAATTCCATCTATACAAATGCAAAAGAATAGTGAATTGACAGATCGTCAAGTAGTTGAAGTTCAAGTTCAAGAAACTAAAGAACTTACCTCCTTCCGTGATACTGTTACTGCAAAAACCACTATGAACGCACAAATAACTAAAGCTCATAATCATTCTGATCCTTATCCAGATCAAGGCATGAAGGCTGTTCTTTCTAGACCTTACCTTACTGCTAATATAACTTGGTCAGGTACACAATTCACTGGTGCCTTACTATA